ATGCTCACCGTTAAGCAGATTGAAGCAGCAAAGCCGAAAGAAAAACCATACCGCCTACTCGATGGTAATGGCCTGTACCTTTATGTCCCTGTGTCAGGGAAAAAGGTATGGCAGCTTCGCTACAAGATTGACGGTAAGGAGAAAATCCTGACCGTAGGAAAATATCCGCTAATGACTTTGCAGGAGGCAAGAGATAAAGCATGGACCGCGAGGAAAGACATCTCGGTTGGCATCGATCCGGTAAAAGCGAAAAAGGCTTCGTCTAACAACAATTCCTTTAGTGCCATTTACAAGGAATGGTACGAGCACAAGAAGCAAGTCTGGTCAGTAGGCTATGCAACTGAACTTGCCAAAATGTTTGATGACGACATTTTACCCATCATCGGCGGTCTTGAGATTCAGGATATTGAGCCGATGCAACTGCTGGAAGTAATCCGCAGATTTGAAGATCGCGGTGCAATGGAGCGAGCCAACAAAGCCCGCAGAAGATGCGGCGAGGTTTTCCGTTACGCTATTGTCACCGGCAGGGCTAAATATAACCCGGCACCTGACCTTGCTGACGCCATGAAGGGGTACCGCAAGAAGAACTTCCCGTTTCTTCCTGCAGACCAGATCCCGGCATTCAATAAAGCACTGGCAACATTTTCAGGAAGTATCGTATCGCTCATTGCCACCAAGGTTTTACGCTACACTGCCCTAAGAACGAAAGAGCTTCGTTCCATGCTATGGAAGAACGTCGATTTTGAAAACAGAATTATCACCATCGACGCCAATGTGATGAAGGGACGCAAAATTCATGTGGTCCCGATGTCAGACCAGGTGGTTGAACTTCTCACTACGCTAAGCTCAATCACCAAACCAGTATCAGAGTTTGTTTTTGCCGGGCGCAACGATAAGAAGAAGTCAATCTGCGAGAACGCGGTACTGCTTGTGATCAAACAAATCGGCTATGAAGGTCTGGAAAGCGGTCACGGATTCAGGCATGAATTCAGCACGATTATGAACGAGCACGAATGGCCTGCTGACGCTATTGAAGTGCAACTGGCACATGCCAACGGCGGATCTGTGCGAGGGATTTACAACCATGCTCAGTATCTCGATAAGCGCAGAGAAATGATGCAGTGGTGGGCGGACTGGCTTGATGAAAAGGTGGAGTGATCCACCTTAACCACTATCGGATAGTACAAAGCCTTGCAATCCAGTGCAAAGCTTTGTGTGTTTCAGTTCCCTCACAATCACTATAATGTTCATTACGGTAATCATAAAACTAATGTATAGTTACATATTGTTTTCTTCATTTCACCACCCAACCAGAATTCCAGCGACCTGATTCTTTGATGTAGAGTCTTCCATTTACGATATCTCGATACTCGCTTCCAGGTGTGGCTATTTGTACTCCTTCAGGATTTCCAGTGCCAGCAATTATACTGTAACTAACGTCTGTGGCTAAATTCCTAACAATGTTAGCAGGAGGGTAAACGTTATCTGCAACAATAATATTTGAGCAACTTGCTGTTACATCTACAAAAAACTCATTGCTTATCGAGTTGTGATAACAGTTGTTACTAATCACACCATTTTTAGCAGATGAATCAATACCTATAACTGCGTCTCCAGCTACAGATTCAAATGAATTTGATGTCACAGTGAATCCGTGGCATTCGCAGTTAATATGGACAGCTCTTCTTCCGTTCATTGCTGTATTACCTACAATTGATATGTTTCTACTTAACAAAGTTCCTTTGTATTCGCCATCATCCTCAAATATATAGAATATCGCCTTAGCCGTATCAACTTTATTGTTGCTTGCAATCACATTAGCAATGTAATTCCCTCTAAGGAATATCCCATTACATGAATCGACTGTGTTTCCAGTGATGGAAACTCCGTCAACCCATCTCATATCAAGAATGGAGCCATCACAGGACTCAAAATTATTTCCTGATATCCTCCAGTCTCTGTGAAATATTCTACTACCTTCCAATCCGCTCTCAATAAATGTTGGTGTAAGGCATGATATCACAGAATTTCCAGTGCAATTTTTAAATGTATTATGATGTATACACACATCTCTTGATGTTTCCCGAAGAGTTGTGCTTACTTTCCTCCCGGTAAATATTATTGCTGGATTAGTGAAATTTATAAATGTGTTTGAACCAATGTCAACATTTTCCCACCTAGAAAAGCCACGAATGCCAGAATAAGAATTACCATCAAAAGTACAATGGTGGATTTTTATATCAATAACTGGCTGCGCTCCATCTGTTGAACCGTGATTCCCTACGCCAACAGCCCATGACGGTAGAGATTCTGACGGTCCAAAATAACAACCAGACACTTTAATGCTAGCGATATTATCATTGCTGGACAATGGTGTTTCAATCTGAATAGCATCTGAAAAACCTCTGTTACCTGCCCAATCCATAAACCCCATAAAACGGCAGTTTTCAATATTAACATTTCTCACGCGAGACAAGTCTATAGCATGCGCCCCTGAAACATTAAGGAATGTGCAATCCCGAAATATAATCCCATTAGTAAAAACAAATTCAAATATACTGGCTTGGTTTTTGTATATATTGCCATTGTTATTAAAAACACCACCAAATACAGATATATTATTACCACATTCGACTTCAGATGTGTATATGCAAGCAAATGTATTTACACCTGTGTCTGAATTATCAAAAGCACGAATAATAGTTGCACCTCGTAGATGTAAACTTGTGTTTGAGTATATCATTATTTTTTTTGTTATTTTTATAAGCCATTCACTACGAAAGGTTAAATTCAAACATCCGTTTATCTTTGCGATATTTAAAGCATTCTGTAAGGCATCGCTATCGTCGCTTACACCATCACCTGTAACCCCAAACCATGACGGTGAAACCTCATTCCCGTAAACCCTCTTCCACCTTCTACCGTTAAAACCTACAAGAATTGTTCCGTCATTATCTTCTGATGTCGTATCTGTTGGGTCAGCATAGAACACCCCATCACCGCCATCGAACAAATTATTTCTTCCATAACAGATTATTTTGTCATTTGTGCCATTATATGAACGTATGTCTGTATAATTACCACCTCCTAAATACGATACCCCGTCAATCTGATTTAGTTTCTGCTGAAACATGTCTGGATCATACTTCAGCACATTAGGAAAATAGAATTGCTGCGCTCCATACGCATCATATACAGCCATAGAATGGCCTTGCACGGTTACGAATTTGGCAATCTGTCCGTTATATACCGGATATCCAGCAGCGTTAATGATGATTGGTTGCGAAACAGGGATGTGAGAACCGTCTTCGTTCTCCACATAAACCTGAATCTGGTTTTCAGGATTTACCGGGTCAGTGTCAATTTTACCGATATAAATTTTGCCATTAGCTACGGCTTTAAAAGAACGCGCCATAGGGTAATGACTCCAACTTATTGATAGTGTTTTATGTTCAGATAATGCCCGATGACTTTGTCATGCAGCTCCACCGATTTTGAGAACGACAGCGACTTCCGTCCCAGCCGTGCCAGGTGCTGCCTCAGATTCAGGTTATGCCGCTCAATTCGCTGCGTATATCGCTTGCTGATTACGTGCAGCTTTCCCTTCAGGCGGGATTCATACAGCGGCCAGCCATCCGTCATCCATATCACCACGTCAAAGGGTGACAGCAGGCTCATAAGACGCCCCAGCGTCGCCATAGTGCGTTCACCGAATACGTGCGCAACAACCGTCTTCCGGAGCCTGTCATACGCGTAAAACAGCCAGCGCTGGCGCGATTTAGCCCCGACGTATCCCCACTGTTCGTCCATTTCCGCGCAGACGATGACGTCACTGCCCGGCTGTATGCGCGAGGTTACCGACTGCGGCCTGAGTTTTTTAAATGGCGGAAAATCGTGTTGAGGCCAACGCCCATAATGCGGGCGGTTGCCCGGCATCCAACGCCATTCATGGCCATATCAATGATTTTCTGGTGCGTACCGGGTTGAGAAGCGGTGTAAGTGAACTGCAGTTGCCATGTTTTACGGCAGTGAGAGCAGAGATAGCGCTGATGTCCGGCGGTGCTTTTGCCGTTACGCACCACCCCGTCAGTAGCTGAACAGGAGGGACAGCTGATAGAAACAGAAGCCACTGGAGCACCTCAAAAACATCATCATACACTAAATCAGTAAGTTGGCAGCATCACCCGCCATAGTGAAAAGTTGCGAAGGCATACTCACTACAACATTGGCTGTAATGTCTGTCATTTAATTTGCTCCAGATACAAGGAATCGCCGCAGCATTGCCACAGTGATGCATTATTAATCAAACAAAGAGACCACTGTGGTCTTATTGAGGATGCAACCAGCAGATAATAAGATGCCGATCCACTCACAAAAGCGAGGCATCAAGAATGGGAAGAGATGACCCGCAATTTAATCTGCGGCTACCTTACGAATTAAAGGAAAAACTAAAACAGCGAGCCAAATCCAATGGCCGCTCTCTTAATTCAGAATTAGTTCAGATAGTGACTGATGCTGTATCAAAGCCATCCAAAATTTCAGGCTATCGAGACGATGCGGAACGCATCGCTGATGAGCAGTCCGAACTTGTTAAGAAGATGGTGTTTGATACGCTGAAGGATTTGTACAAAAAACCCACCTGATGGTGGGTTCCATTTATTAGTCGTGCTTTGTTGACGGTATAAGGGATGCATTTGCCTCTTTAGGCTTCAAGGTATACATCCCACCATTAAATGGATCTACAGCAAGCCAACCAATTAACCCACCAAACACAAGGTTTCCACCAATATACCAACCATTAGCATTGGCTTTGATTGGCAGGGTAACTGGTTCGTACCCATCCTTCTCCATAGTGATCTGGTAGCTCTTTTTGCCAAAATAACTACCATCTGACTTGGCAAGAGTTACTCCTTGCGGGGTCTTACCTTGCGCAACAATCACGCCTGATTCGTCTTTTACCTTAAAGCTCGCACCGGAAGGATTGCTGTTCACTTGCACAAGCTGTGTTTCGTCACCAACAATAGTTGCGCACCCAGATAACAATATAGCGCCAGCAACGACGCCGATAATCCTCTTCATATTACTTTCCGTTTTGTTAGAATCAGAAAGATCTTAATAATAAAAAGTATTTTCGTGAAGATATTGTCGATTGAGTTAATAACTCATTTACACCCAACAGTGCCATGATGGCAAAGATAAGGAGAGTTAATCATATGAAAAAATCACTGTTAATTATCCCGCTTCTGCTGGCAGGGTGTGCAAAGGTTAGCGACTATCAGGCAAGTTGCGAACAACGCTATCCAAAGCTTAGCGATATGGCTAATTGCCTTGATGCTAGCGTGAAGAGCGACTCACGCATGGCATCAGCACCAACACCTAAGTTATATGTCCTTGCTGCGAAGATGCTCGGGCAAGGTGTCGATGATGGCAAGATAAGTGACGCGCAGGCAAGACTTGAGCTTCAGAATCTTTATGTTCAATTACAAAGCCAAGAACAAGCCCAACAAATAGCACAAAGCCAAGCATTCCAGCAGGCTTTATTGAATTATCAGGCTGTAAACACAATGCAAGCTATCGAGCAAAAAGCGCGCCAGCCTGTTATAACTCAACCTTACCCAACACGCGTTGACACTTACACAAACTGCAATTCAGGGTTTGGAAATACAGTCACATGCAACAGTAGCAGTAACATCAGATAACAATCAGCAAAGGTATCGCCTATGCAGAGGGATACGATAAACCTCGCGTTCTACATATTTGGTTTTTGCACGTTCCTGGTGTTTGAAAAGCTATTCTGACAACGCATCAGACTTAGCCCCCTGAGTAAGGGCGTTAATGGCCTTTTGCGCCTGCTGCATGGCTTTCTCAAACGCTGTTGATCCGCGTGGGGTGTTTGCCATTCGGAGCATTGCATTTCTGAATGGCTCGCTCTCATAGGCGCGAGTAAGAAGTCCGTAGCTTACTGCTGCGCCAGTTGTAGCCGGGTTCATTGCCGTCCCATACCCAATTATGAACGGGATAGTTTGCTGCCCTGTGGGTGTTGTTACTGCCGCTTTTGCAGCCTGCTGCGTGGATTGCAGGTAGTTTTTTAATCCTTTCAGATAAGCAGCGTCCTGCCCCTTAAATGTGATGCCAGTCTGGTTTTGCAGGATGTTAAGCTGCCGAAGGAACTGGTCAGGGGATCCGCCAGATTTCTCCATCGCCTTTCCAATGATGCCATTGCGCATTTGCGTCCTGCCAACACGACCAACTGAGTTATACAGAGTCTTAATTTCCGATTTGTTCTTGCTGAATAGCATGTTGTTGACAACTTCCGGCGTCAGGTCGCCTTTCATGAGAACATTCTTCAGCCTGGTATTCTTTAGTTTCGCCGCTTCGTCAGCGTAGACGGCATTGGCCTGCTGATATTTACGGAGAGTATCGTTGCCAAGATTCTGACCAATGGCACCATTGATATCGTCGGTCATTGCCTTGTAAACGCGCTGAATGGCAGCATCGGAACGGTTTGGTAACACTGGTCGCTCACCTTTCACGTCCATTCTGAACTGGCTGCGCAGGTCGCTTAATTGCTTCAAATCCAGATTTACCGGACCATCAGGACCAGCATTGCGAACAAGTTCATCACGATATGATTGAAGTTTTGAAATAGTCTCGTTATCAGCAACCTTACCAAGCTTCTGCAGGTTAGATATCTCAGTATCAATCTGCTGAATTGCTCGCGCAGGCTGGATATTGACTCCCGCCATTGCATTCTGAACCTGCTCAAGACGGTTCCCTGCAGCACGACGAATTCCTGATGTTTTCGCTTTAAGGCTGTCAATAACAACAGCTGGATCATACTCCCCGAATTTATTGGCAAATCTCTGCACCAACTGGCTTCTCGCTTCCTGTTGCGTTGCTCTCATTCCGCTTGTGCCAGCCAGAGGGATATTTTCTGCTGTAGTCTGCGCCATTTTTCCGACGCGGGAAGTAGGTTGTAACAGGTCCGTGGTGTGCAGAGGAACTCCTTCACGCTCTGCAAATCTGATAGCCTGCTGCGCTTCTGGCGCAATAGCACCGCGAACGCCACGATAAGCAGCACCTAATCCACGTCCAGCAGCGTTAATAGCACCGCCAGCCAGCACACCAACGCCTAAATCGGTGGCGAGGGCTTCCGCATCATCTTTCGCACTATTTGCAGCAAGTGATCCAACTGCGTTTTCTGCGAGAAGTCGTGTTGCCCCCTGAGCAATTCGACCAGCAAGTGTTGGTGCCTGTGCCGCCGCTCTCTCAACGCCAGCAGGAGTGAGGTAAGGCAATGCTTCAGCAAATACCCTTCCCTCTGTCGTTTGTGGAGTCAGCGCGCCTTGCTGAAGGCCAAAGTCCTGCTCTAATCCCTGCGTTGTTACTCGTGGCGCTGGTTGATATGTACCATCGCCAATGCCGAGTTTACCGCCAGCCCAAGCCGCCGCGCTTGTTACAGCATCTGCAACTGATGCAGGTATGTTTGCCACGTTCACGCCAGCCTGCACCAGTCCGCGACCAGTCTCTTTCACTGCTTCACCAAGATCAGACATAAATCCACTTTGCTGTGGTTGTTGCTGTGCTACTGGTTGCTGTGTATCCACTGGCTGCACAGATGGCAATGGATAGGCAGCATAGAAAGCTTGCTTAGCCTGCTCTGCATTTTCTCCGGCTTGCGGGGCCACGACTTCATTGAAGTATTGCTCCTGAGCCTGCGCTTTTTGTTCTGGTGCTAACGCCTGATACTGTGGAGAGGCGATAACATCTTTCCATGCTTTAGCCATTAATCACCCCATAGTGAAGAAAAGTTACTGCTGGCTGCTGGCTGTGATACCTGTGCAGGTTGAGATTGCTGCCGCTGAGATTTACCAACATTAACGTTATATTGTTGGTTGTAATTGTTGGTGTATTCCTGAATCTCACGAATCGACTGCTGCATAGCCTCCGGGCTTGAATAGTCAACCTGCGGCATCCCCTGAAAATACATCTTCGCTTCTGCAACGGTGTTAATACCACTGGCCCCCATGTCCCTTGCTGCCGCCACACCCTGATTCTGCATTCTGCCCTGAATACGTTGTGCTGAGTTATATAACTGGCGCTGCTCTTTTCCTGTTAATCGGCTGCGAACATCAGCACCAATTGCCGGGTTACCTGCGCCGCCGGTCATTCCTGTCATGAAATCGAGAGCAGAAGCGTCTGCATTTGCGATCGCGTCGATATCCTTCTTCATGGCATAGTTTTGTGCTGATGCAGACGATGTTGCAGGCGCTGCGATTGAACTGGCAGGAACGCGAACCATATTCCCCTCGTTGTCGATGCCTTCGTAGAACGCATTTGCCCCAGCGCCGTGAAGTTTCCCGCCAACCGTTACAGTTCTGCCATCTGATAACTGAACTGTACGCTCATCATTCCCAGCGGTTCCTCTTGTTGACGCTCGCTGCATTGCCAAATCCTGCCCGCGTCGCGCAGTAGAAGCAGATAAATCCTGACCGCGCATCGTGATGTTCTGACCTCGTGCTGTTAGCGCCTCGCCAGCCTGATTGCTGCGGATTGTCTCTGCAAGTTTTCCGCGATCAATCTCACGCCCAACGATTCTGTCTTGCGCCTGAAAATATTGTTCTGGACCAAGTGCAGCCATTCCAAGGTGATCAACAAACTCTGTGAAACCTTGTGGATTTTGCTGATACATTTTCGCCACATCCAGAGGGTCTACTCCGGCACGAGTAAGCTCAGATGAGTTGTTCTGCAACCATGACATCATGGCTTCTGGAGATGAAGCTGCCAGTCTGGCACTTGCTGCCAGTGTGCCGACAGTGGAACGCTGGTCTTCATCGACAAATTTCATGCCGTTTCTTACAGCGTCAAACTGCTCAGGATACTGTGATGCCAGTTTTCGCATTGCATCGCGGTCACCAGATGTATATGCATCAGCATAAGCCTGCTGAAACTCTTGCTGTCGCTTCTGCTGATCCATCTGCTTATACATATCCATGACAGATGAAATGCCCTGCAAAGCCTGCAAGCCAACGTTATTACGTCCTGAACGCTCCATCTCGTTATTCTGTCGAATGTATGCAAGCGTGGCGTCTGCATCACTTGCTCTTGGAGCGTTGGAGTTCATGCCGCCTAACCCGGCAAGAAGCGCGCCTGAATTACCAGCCTGTTGCCATGTAGCCAAGAGACACCTCCATTAAAAAAGTGAACCAAGAAGACCGACGCCAGCACCAATTGCTGTACCCCAACCAGGCATGATTGCAGTACCTGCAGCTGCACCTGCTGCCGCTCCACCCAGGGCGCTCTGAAATCCTGATGGTTTATTCGCATTAGCCGCAGATGCTGCCGCCTGCTGTTGATACAACTGGCTGACGTTGTTGGCGTAGTTTTGTCCAGCGTTTGCCTGACCTGTAAGAGCACCAAGGCCGATATTTGCCAGATTGTTGTAGTTGTTCATCTGACCTGACAGCCAGTTTTGACCGAGTGTAGGTGCGATTGATGCTAACTGGTTTCCTGTTGCTGTAGAGCCTAATCCACCCGTTGCCTCTGCTGCTGCCAGACTCTGGTAACGCGCCTGACCAGCAAGGTCTTTGTACTGCTGGGAGTTGTAATACTGGTTAAGCGCCTGACCTTGCCCCTGAAGAGAGGAAAGATTCTGCAACTCTGATACGTACTGTTGAGCGAGTGGCGTGAACGGTGCAAGGTTTTGCATGTTCGTTTGCCACATTTCACGCTGCAATTCGATACCCTTTTCAGTTGCGCGTGCCTGGGCTTTTGAACCGCCATCACTGCCGCCTTTGCAGTAAACAGCTTTGCTGAGGTGCTTATTGGCAATCTGGAAAATTAACATTCTTTAGCTCCTCGTATTTTGAGCGCGGTAACTGATAAATCGTGATGCCTACAGGCTTTCCATTGCTGGTATAAGCATCATCAAGGTGACCAACACGGGTAGCGCCAAGCAAACGGATAATTGCCCGTCCGTATTTGGTGATGTCAGGAACCATGGTGATGCTGTTAAGGAATGGTGAGTTTTCGAGAAGCCATTTGCAGAATAATCGATGCCCTTGCAGTGCATATTCGCCTCGGAATCCGGGGTCGTACACAGCATGGCATTCAACAACGCTATGCCAGAAGTTACGCACTTCATGAACCCCAGCCAGCACTAATCCTTCGTAGATGCCGAGATATACCGCATCAGGCTTGATGTAGTATTTATCTCCACTGTCTACGATATTTCCCGTGTTTGCCGGGTTGTTGAGGAATTCTGCAAGCTTCACCGGATTATCGATGAGCTTTATTTCCATCACTGCTCCGCAATGATTTTGATGGTTGTGGCAGTAAACGCCGCACCATTCGACTGAATGGTTAACGTACTGCCATTTGTGGCAAGAAAGCCGTCTTTATCCACGCTGAAGAACGTAGCTAACAGGATGTTATCGGTCGTTGTCGCCGAGTTGCGGCTGCTTACCAGTGTGTCAGGAACAGAGCCGGAAAAGGTTAGCTGCATTGACCTGTTGGCTGTTCCGCTGGGCCACGTCCCGACGATCGCCAGCTTGAAGAACAAGGTTTTGTTCTCGTTGAACACAACCATCTTGTTGTTAACGGTGTCGAAGAATGGTGCCAACGTGCCGGATGACGGCGTGAGCGTTTTCAGTAGGCTAACAAGGTTGGTCGGCGCTGTTGGAATGGTTACTGATACTCCTGAGTAAACAACCTCTGATTTCTTGCGCGTGGTGGCATACTCAAGCGCAGATATTCTTGTTGAGTGATCACCAACTGTGCTTTGTAGCGTCGAAATACTTCCCTCTGCCGCTGTGAGCCTGGTATCAAGTGCGTCGATATCAGTTGTATTCTGAGTTATGCGCGCATCATGGTTTGCTAACTCAGATTCATTGGCAGCAATTCGCGTCTCGTGATCAGCCAGCTCTGTTTCAGCAGCCGTAATCCTTGTTTCATGATCTGCAAGAGTGCTTTCCGCTGCTGCAATTCTATTTTCATGATTGATGAGAGTTGCTTCAGCAGCTTCAATTCTGGATTCATGGTCTGCAAGGGTGACATCCTGCTCATCATTCTTCACCTGTGCATCATAAGCCCCCTTCCCTGCTTCGTTGGCCTTGTTAGCCACGTTACCAACATCAGTGCCCTGTGCGATAACGTAAAGCAGATACGACTGCGAGAAGATATTGCGTGGAAGGACTGATGTGTCGAGTCGTGTAGTCTGAATGATTACCGGCTCATTGAGATTCGAATCAGCCATTACTCAATCCTTATCTGGCAGCCAGACAGAGTGACAGGTGACTTCGTGATAACGCGCAATTTGAAGCCGACATTTTTCCTGATTCGCCCGACACGCTTCCACAAAACGCGTTTGTCGTAAACGAACGGTTCATTCTGCTCAATCATCTGCTCACGCCCGTAATTGATGCCGTCAGTAGTTGCAGAGAGGAACAGGCGGTCAGCATACTGCGCAACGCCAGTTGAAGATTCAACTTCAAGGTCGAAAACTCTGGCGTTATCCGCTTTGAACAACGGAGTAAACAGCAGGTGTTCCTGTTGCTTGTCGTACTGGCTGCTGATATCGAATTGCAATTTCCCGGTCACGGACTCCAGCTTATCGCCGCACGTTATCTGATTGCCTTCGTAAATGAAGTCGATAGCGCGGTACACATCGTCATACAGGCCTGTTTTCAGCACACACCATTGCGGACCATTGGCACTTGAAGATGCGTCGTACACGAGGACGTGACGCGGAAGATGGATAATCAGCAACTCATGCGCATCAAACCGCAACGATTCCATCACGCCATCAGCCAGTTCATCAGCAGTGTAGGAGCGTAGTATTTTCTCAATGCTCGCGCTGGCGATTGGTGATACCTGACCGGAGCCGATGATATACACAGACGGCGCACCTGTTGCCGGATTGCTGATAAACGCATAGGAATCAGCAAACGGCGTTTTGCAGTAAGTTCCGGCGATGCCTTTTTGCACCATCAGCGATGGCTGTGCGACATACAAAGCAGCACCAACGGTGGTTGCACCAGTCAGGGAAAAATACTCAATCGTCGATGAACCAAAACAGACGATGAAGTCTCGCCATGTTCCGATGCCGATGATGCCGTCAGGCTGAGACTCAGCACGATATTGTGCGCTGTAACGGTCAGGATGTGATTCGTCTTCAAGGTCAGTGATGAACCATGAATCAGTACCATCTTTTGACCACGCATAACGCCCACGTAAGCGAGTAATGTCGCGAACTGAACCTAACTCATACTGCGTGAATCCACTGTCTGTAGGCCAGTTTGAGACGGTTTTAACCGTGCCATCATAACGATACTCGACCAGTTGACCATTAACGCCTACAGCCTGTGATGTTCGACCATGCGCCATTGATACGCGACCACTTCCGGCGACGTCACCGACTTCACTTTCTCCTTTGTAGAGCTTCCCACCACACACACGATAAACAGCATTCTGCGCCATGTTGTACTCGACGCCGCGCGATACACCGTTCACATCAGAGCGTTTGGCAATGCCCGGGAATGAGCGAAGATATCCGCTGCTGTTCAGGATTTCTTTGGGTGTAGCCAGCATATTCACTGGCAGATAGTCGATATAGTCGGCATTTCGGAAGTCTTTGCCGACACCTTTCATGAGCGGAAGTTGCTGAATCGGCATTTATTCACCTCACGTACTCGGATCATCTTTCTCGATGTAAAACCGATTCCACGTAAACGCGCTTTTGTTACCACTACCGCGAGGCATGTCATTTCGCCGCTCAAGTGGTGGTATTTTGGTTAAAGCGATGCAGATTGTCTGATATGCACTGTCAGCAGCGGCAAGGAGAGCGTCTGACGGCTGAATGACGTTATCCATGCACACTTGCACAGCGAGCTTCAAAGCGACGCCATCATTTGCCCATGCAGGGATACCTGAATCATCGTCAGGTAACGGCATGATGCCGTTTTCTGTATCCGCAAACTGATATCCAAGCTCGATACCTTTCGCCTGCCATGCTGCCATCATGTCTTCGAGGTCATTAATGGCATCTTCAATTGCCTGAGGGTCGGCATCTGTCAACGTGGCATTGGAATACAGCCCGGCTTTTCGTAAAGCCTTAAGAACGAGATCACCCTTCGTTTTCGCCATCTTCTTCCGCCTTAGCCACTTTTTGCTTCGTTGCGGTTTCTTCAGGAGTTTTTACCCAGCCTTTTTTCAGGTGAGATTTAACTTCTTCGTCATCAACAATGATGTAATCGACAGCAAACTGACCACAGGTGATCATGTTGCCCGGCTTATAGAGCATTGTTCGTGCCATTGTCTTCTCCCAATAAAAATGGGGCCGAAGCCCCACCAAAATTACTGCCCGGCAATAACGATGCCCGTATATTCAGGAACAAGTACAGAGCAACCGTACAGGGTGGTGAAACGCGCAGTGGTTACACCTTTGATGTGGTCGAAGGCGTAAGACATGATCAGCGTAGCGCCCTGCTCGGTGGTTGCTGTCATTACTTGTGGACCCTGACCAGTTGGGAACGCCAGCTTGCCGTACATCAGTTCAACAGAACCATCAGCCCAGAACAGGTTAGCCGGTGCGGCATTTTTGTTGAGAATGGTGATTGCTGCGCTACTTGCCGCATTAGCATCAACGTTTGCATATGGTCGGCTGGCGACATCCGCGTTGTCAGGCGGCAGAATTTTCGGGGAGATAGTTACTGTCGTTCCGCTTACTGCCAGAACGCGGAATACCTGCGGCTGCCCTGTGGTATCTTTGGTGATCTGGTGTACAGAATTCACCCCTGCGATGGTAAACGCATCGCCAACCTGCAAACCTTCAGCAGATACCGTAATGGTCCCCTGCCGGTTATCCACTGGCATATCGTTAGCATCTTTCGCTTCAACCTTGTGCGCAGGTGCTGCTGCCAGCGTAATGGAAGTTGCTGTACCCTTCGGAACACGACCAGAAATATCGGTCTTGTAGCTATCGAAGGACGCAACCGGAGGGATTTGCGCTTTTTCGTATGCTGTCAGGGTTGCGCCCTGAGCATAGGCACGGTGACCAAGCTCGCCAGCAAGGTCTTTGTAGTTGAAGGGGTTCCAGAAAGAGCGACGGTTGATACCCTGAGGTACACCAATCGCCGTCATGGTGGCATCAATACCTGCCGCACAGTTCCACAAATCACGGCCCTGTGAACCTGTGGTTGAGTCAGCCATCTTGATCACGTTAGTAGCACGCTGCGTAACCATGGAAATCAGGTCAGAGTCAATCTGTGCAGCAAGGCGCATACCTGCGGCGCGACCAGCTTCAGTTTTATGTTCCGGGTCACGCATTTCACGCGCATCCAGAGTGTACAGAATGTTTTTCGGCTCCTTGAACACAGAAGGAACAAGGCGCTGAACCAGTGCTGTTGGCGTTTTGCCGCTGAGGTCTAGGCCTTCCTCAATGTTCATGTGGTAATGCTGCGGACGATACAGAACATCACCTGCTCGCTGCATTGCTGTATCACCAGGACGGAATTTTTTAGCGTTACGGGAAACTACACAGGCGGCCTCAAAGCCTTCAACGTAGTTTTCGAACATGATTTCAAGGTCTTTTGCTAATTGGTTAGCCATGCTTAATGCTCCGATAGGTTATTTTTTTGCCTTTTTAGCGGCGAAATACGGCGTCCAGTCACCAGTTTCCAGCGCCTTGGCTTTCAGTTTGTCGAGGTTATTGATTACTGCGCCGCTGCTCCCCTTAACTGTCGGGGTTGTGGCTGCCGTGTTTTTTGCTTTTGGCATGATTTTGGCCTTCGATTCGATACGTTCCAGCAGACGACCAATTGCTACGGGGTTGGTAGCTTCTGCCAGTTGCTTGCGCAGTTCAGCGTTGCGACCGAGTGCCAGAACAACGATTTCCGGCTTCTCTGACTCAAACAGGATCGCGTTTTGTGTCTCGATGGGGATTTCCTCGAGTACGGCCTGTTCTGCTTCCTGATAGCCAGGAACCTTGAGAGCCTTAACACGTTGCTGATATTTGGATAATCGCTCTTGATAAGCAGCCTGAAGCTCCTGCTCCTTCTGCTTGCGAGCCATCTCCTGTTGCTGGTACTTTCCGTTATCCTCTGCCCACTTAGCCATGCGTTGCTGGTAGATTTCTTCATCGAAACCGATGTCCTCATCGTCCAGTTTTGGCATTCGCGGTGGTTGAGTGATTACCGACTGCTGCTCGACGGGTTTCTGAGACTGACGCATCAGTTCTTTCAGTTCGCGGTCTTTCTCTTTAATCGTCTTGCGCAGGTGTTTTACCAGTCCATGCTCTGCGCTATCTTCGCTGGTTGGCGAATCCAGCTTTTCGTCACCAAAGTAGAATTCCTGTTCTGATTCGTCGTCATCAGTTTCAGTAGCTTCCTCTGCATCATTGCCGGAGGACTCACTGCCATCTTCTGTTTCAACTTCTTCAGCCAGTTCGACATCATCAGGAATCTGCTCTGACGCGTCGTTTTCGATTTCAACTTCTGGTGTGTTTTCTGCCATCTGGTCCATTTGTTACCCCTGTTTACTCGATGTTCAGCCCATCGGAAGGCAATAGGGTGCCAGGCCTCATAAAGACAGCCATTGCACGTTATGGGTTAATTACTGCTGTGGTTGTTGCTGAGTTGATTTTTGCAGGATGCTGCTGATGTCCATGCGCTGCGCATGGCCCTGTGCCTGACTTTTCAGGACAAGCTCTGCATCAGCACGGGCATTGTCTCCTTGCTGTTGCTGGAACTGTCCGAGCAGTTTCAGAGCCTCGCGGATATCAGATTTCTGCTGGCTATCGGCAGATGCGAGGATTTTCACAACATTTGCCGCTGCAACCTGAGCATCAGTCTGTGCCTGGAATGCTTTAACCTGAATGGCTGCCTGTTCGTTCTGCGCTTTCTGCAATTCAGCCTGACCAGCAAGAAGCTGACCTTGCGCAGCAACCATAGCCGGATCTGGCTGACTGGCCTGTTGTTGTTTCGCCTGCTCAACCATCTGCTGTTCTTCTGGGGTTCTCGGCTTGATAACTCCAGACAGAAGCAACTGATTGCGGTTGTATTCTTTAAGGTCGTCCATCCCTTCGCCGTCCATATTGTCGAGAATCATCGACGATACAAGGTCGTGCTTCGGCGTTCCTGGTGGGATAAGTGCCAGCATGGAAAGTAACGACTTAACCGTTGCATCACGGCGAGTAGCGAACGACTGACCAACATCGACAGTCACTTCATAGTTGCCCTGCGAAAGGTCATTAAGCGCGATAACCTGCCCTGTCTGACGGTCAACAACTTCACCAGTCATCAGCGCCACATCATCGCTGCCGTCCTCATTAACGATACGCATCGGCGTATCACTGCCATAGACCTCACGCGCCATAGAAAGCCACACGACGCCAGCGCGGCGCATGGATTTAGCCATGTTGTCCATGTAGATATAGGACTGCGTATCCATCCGGTTAAAGATGCTATCAACGGTATCGGTAGCAACGTTGCTCGGCATGTTCTCAAGCTGCGAAGCCCCGGTAATTTGCTGAATAGCCGTTCCGGTGTACTGCAATAACCCGGCAAGAGCAGGAGGCATTTGTGTCGGAGGTGTATAACTACTTACCTGAGCCTGCGCAGTAATATCTCCGTTTTTGTTTTTCAGACTGACCATCGGCAGGAACGCCGGGCGCTTTTTGTTGCGCTCCGCCCAATGAGTGGCGAGAGGACCAGGAATCATGTCAACATCAACTACAGGAATGCCATCACCGCCAGCCTGAGTAGCGTTATCTGCAATCATGGAAACCATCAGGTTCTCAAGACGCTGTGCATCCATCGCTTTTGCTGCGTGGCCTTCGATTCGCTCCTGATTATCAACAAATGAGCGACGCCCATATACCGGGATGAGTGGAATATGTTCGCCCGGAATACGCTTCGGTTCTTCCAGCCATTCAGCGCCAGACAGAAGACCGCAATAAACGCGGCGTTTCTTCACTGTCCGCTCACCGATCAGTTCGAATGAACCATCGGTTAGCTCGTCGACAATATCTTTGATTTGATCTTCATCATAGATTGCCGTTTCTCCGCTAACAGGGTTGCGCCATGCTGAGAGCTTCACCTTCTCTATGCGAACTTCGTAGTAGCGACCAACATAGATAGCATCAGGAGTTGACCAGTCATATTGAGTGCCAGTGTCATCACGAGAAAGGCCTGCCGCGATGGAATCAGGGTATTCAGCCTCGAACGCTTTAGGTGTCATGGAGAACATTTCCAAAGCCCACATAGCATCAGAGCGGTCATATTGCTTGCTGTCCTGATCGAAGAAGACGCATGTCGCTGGGTCGTAAACCGGGATAAGGCTTATACGGCGCTGTTCGTTACTCGGATCCATTTCATCTTCGTAATCGGCACACATGCGGAAACAACCGAATCCGCCAGTTACGGCATCATCAAATGCGTTATCACACGCTTCGCCACCGGATGTTTCCTGATAGTCAGCGCGGAATTTGCCGTTCATCTTTTCGGCTAACGCTTCCGATGCCTTGTCATCCTTCGGCCTGAATTTAACGCTGATGCGATTCTGTCGATACTCGCCAATGATGCGATCACATTCACGGGCAATCTTATTCAGCTCAAAGCGCGGGTAATGCTCAAACCTGCCTTCATCAAATGAGTAACCAGCGTTTGTGCTGCCTTCCCACTGTGCGCCGGACACCCGGACGAAACGTTGAGCTTCAATAATCTGCTCACGCATATCCTGCGTTGCTGACCAGGCATTATCAAAGTTGCACAGCACCTTGCGATGCCAGTCAGTCATCTTTTTTTCTGCCATATCAACCTACACCACAAGGAATTGAGTAACTGGAATAGTCGGGTTGCGCAGCCGACTCCGGGCAATGCATACACATCATCAACGCATCAGCCAGGTTAGGAGATGGAATACCGAGCTTCTGCTTCATTTCGACCTTAGTCATAAGCTCCAGCTTCCCGTTGTTATTGAATTTGCGCTGAATCTGCGTCAGTTCTGCAAACAGCTTCTCCAGCATCTTCTCGCCTATCGCTTCTTTGTCGAAACTCAGCATGTCGTCGGGGTCTGCATACTCACCGTAGACAACCGCCCGATATGTCAGATACAGCCTGTCAGCCAGCGCGTAATAGAATTGCGCTCGCTTATTGCGGAACACATCACCAATAGTGCGAACGTTGTCTCCCTGTACGACTTCATCAGCCCATGCTCCGGCCTGATATGGTGCATCTTCATCAAATGGCGATTCGCTGCCCTTGAACATCGTGGCGGTTATTTTCTTGCCGGAGAACGCTTCCGTTGTCTGTCTGCGTAGCCCGGCACCAACACCATCACCATCCCACAGGTAGTGGTCAGCGCCGTCTTCAATCGCCAGAGAAGTAGCCCAGTCAGCGCCCTCGTTGATGTCCATCAGCAGACCTTCGGCAATGCGCTTAACTACCGAACCGTGACGCGATGCATAACCTTTAGCATCCGGCCCTGTATCTGATGGGTCATGTGCAGAGACAACAGCGCCTTTCGCTTTCCATCCGAGTTTCTTGTGCGCATCGGTTGCGGCTTCAAGCCATTCACGTTTGATGATTGCCATATCACTTGCGCTTACTGGCTCACCAAGCCAGATGTGACGATACAGTGTCGGATTTCTGCGTTTACACTCTTCCATCTCCAGACGGAGAACTTCAGGAAAGTGCAGGTTGTCGGTGTAGTTCACCGTCAGCAGACAAATATCATCAGGAGGATTTACGACGAATCGCTGATAGGTATCGTCGAGGATGTTCTTCGGGTTGAAGCTCACCCATATTTCGGAAAATGGCTTACGGATGGTTGGTATCAGGATATCCCATGATTCCTTTGTTACCGCTTCCGCTTCTTCCACCCAGCAGATATCAATGCCTTCGAGCGATTTAATCTTCGTCGGGTTGTTTTTGATGCCGTAGAACATGAACTCAGCATTCGTTCCGAGATGACGAATCATTGAACGCTGAATTTCAAACTCAGCCGAATACCCTTCACGCTCGATGGTATCTTCAAGCAACCGGATTACCGAATCGCTGATACTGTTTTGCAGTTCACGAGCGCAGAGAATACGCACAGGTTGCCGACGCGCCGCCTCAATAAGCAGCCTCGCAATTGCCCATGACTTACCGCTACCTCGACCGCCTTTGGCGACTTTGTAGCGATGCGCCTCAATGAACGGTTCAAAGATAGGATTAATCGAGGTCATTTTCCGAACAGAGTGCTCATCGGTGATGTTTCAATCTGGATTGCGCCGCCGTCTTTGCCTGTTAGCTCGTGATCAACCTTGTCGCGCCATTTATCCTTCTGTCTGTTCTTAAGCCAGAAGATGGCGGCGGTTGTATCAGGCGGGTAATACTTCTCAAGCGGAGTTTCGACAATTCTGTTTTCAATAACACGAATATCGATGTCTGGAGCCACGAAGCCCATAGCGCGTTGATAAAGACGATCACTAACTTCTGCATCAGCGACGGCCTTACCCTTTTTTATGGACTCCGAAAACTCAGGATAATCAAGCTTCCACTTGTTAATAGTTGACTCACTGACTTCGAAGAAATCAGCAAGCTCTGCATCGGTGTAGCCCAGCAAGCACAGTTTGCGTGCCTGTTCGGCGTACGCCTCTTGATACTTTGTTGGGCGCGCCATGTTTATGCTCCGGTAGTGAACAGGTCTAACGCTTCCTTCGATTTACGCACCGCTTCGATAGTGCGGGTCGTGATATCTGAATTAGCGCCGCCTGACTGGAAGTGAATTTTGAATAGCTCAAGCTTCAGCTCGTCAGTGCCAATGAACTGAAATGCTTCTTCTGCGGCTGCGTTCTGGTTCATGACCAGTTTGTAAATCTCTAACTGGAATTTCTGTTCTTCAGTCATGGGAATAATCTCTGCCATTATTGGCTCCGTTTATCCGTTAAAAGGGATATCAGTTAAGTTATCCCGTGCAGGGTATAAGCCATTGTCGAGACCACTCATTGAATGGTCTCTGCAATAACCGATATCTTTCCATCAGTCCGCCACCACAAAGAATCTTTTTTGCCATAAGGCTGGAGGTTCATCTTTCAGTGGCTGCCAGTGTTATTTCCCCACTTTCTGGCTTGGGTTGTTTCGTGGTACTGCCGTAATGCAAAAACTGGATTAACCTGCGAAATCACACCATTCCGGGCAAATACATTTGCACTTCATTTGCCGCTCTCTCACGTGCAACATGAAGCAATCTTTTTCGCCCACCAACGCCCCACTTAGCCATTTGGCTTGCGCACTGGCTTATCGCTTTGGTTTCAGTATTGATGATGTGATCGATTCTATTCAGACGGGACATTGCGCCAACGCCGAGACGGACAACCGTTTTGAAAACTTCATAAACTTCGATTTCAAATTCCGGCTTAATCCATGCTGCATATCTGATTGCCAGAAGTTCAACACCCCACACACCTGGTTCTGCACCACCTTTGATTATTTTAAGTGGCTGAATTTGTTCCAAAGTGCTTTTTTGCACTTTGGCCTCCAGTGCTTTTATGAAGCGTTTTATCTGCGCGCTACGCAAAAACTGGCTTGGGCGCTGTTGCTCTGTAGCCTCTCCATTTGCAACTGCTGCTGCATGGAGATCGTTTAAGTTGTAGCGTCCATCCTCATCAACACGAACGGACACACCATTGACAATAACTGTTGGGTACTTCATCAGTAATTACCTTTTAGTGATGAACCTTGTCACACAGGATTCCGGCCCACAGAAAGGTACCGATCACCAAACCGGCATCCTCAAGGGTCATCCTGAAAGGTTCTGTGTTCATAAGTCGCGCGTGTGAAGCGCGTTTACTGCGGACATAAAAAAGCCCCGCATCGCGAGGCTCATTAAATGGACTTTGTGATTTGCAAAAAAATTATTTCAGGCACTGAGTCCTGATGTACTCCTGCAGGTAGTTAACCTGCGCGGTTATCCTGTCGATTCCACTTCTGAGACGGTAATAATTGAGTTCAGCATCTGCTGTAAGTCTTGGGCTTTCTCCATCGCCCATGCCGCTGGCTCCGGTCGTTGACTTTGCACAGGTGGCGGCGACTTGCAGGCGCTTACGACCAGCAGAAACATCAGCACGGAGACTTTCGATAGTCGCGTTAGCATCAGCAAGCTCCTTTGTGTATCTGGCGTCGAGTTCTGCTACATCACGTTGACGCTTCTGCATGTCAGCGATGATGGATGCGGCCTTATCGCGCTGCTCTTTGTAGGCGATGGCGTTATTACGGTAATGATTAACAGCCCATGACAGGCAGACGATGATGCAAATAACCAGAGCGGAGATAATCGCGGTTAACCTGCTCATTGCTGCCCCCACAAACAGACTTCACGCTCAATATCGCGACGGGTCATCAGCCCTTTCCATTGCTTACCGCCAGCGTATGTCCAGCGACGCAGCTGGTCACATGCGCCCTTGATATCGCCCTGGTTGATTTTGCGAAGAAGCGTCGATGTTCTGAAATTGCCAGCCCCCACGTTGTAGACGAACGAGTAAAGAGCGCCGCGCGTTGTTTCCGGTATATCGACTTTGATGTACGGGTTAATTTGTCTGGCGACCGTGGCAAGGTCTTTATTCAGGAGAGCTTTGCATTCTGCTTCGGTATACGTTTTACCGAGCATGATGTCTTTTCCGGTGTGTCCGTGACATACAGTCCATACACCAACAATATCTTTGTATGGTATGTAGCTGACACCTTCCAGACCATCGTTACCACTTGGTCCAGTGATTAACACAGATGCTATAGCAATAGCCCCGCCACTTATCGCCGCTATTACGCTATTTCGTAGTGCCGGTGACATTGCCATTCAATCTGTCCTCGCGCTCTTTGCGCTTGTAGTACCAGTTGATGCCAAATGTGCCGACAGTACAAAGAATACCAATGATGACAGCCCAGTCATTCAGGGAGAGAATGCCACCCATCGCAGTCAGTCCTCCGAAGCTGTAACTGAACCATTCTCTGATTTTGTCCATACGGTACATGCTCTACCCCTTCATTGAGGGGATTTGCTCTATTTAATTAGGAATAAGGTCGATTACTGATAGAACAAATCCAGGCTACTGTGTTTAGTAATCAGATTTGTTCGTGACCGATATGCACGGGCAAAACGGCAGGAGGTTGTTAGCGCAACCTCTTGCTACCCGCTTTCACGAAGGTCATGTGTAGAAGGCCGCAGCGTAACTATCACCGATGAATTCATGATAGCCAGTGGCTACGGCTCAGTTTGGATTGTGGCGACCGGTGCTGATCTCCGGTTTGCTGCAACTGCCTACAGCGGGCTACGTGGCCACACCGAATCCAGCGAAAGATTCTTGCCCTTACACATCAGCCTGTGCATTCACCACAACGATAAGAGCACTGCGCGGCACCTTTCACCAATTCCGCGAGGTCTGCGGGTTCAATGCTCTTACCTGTTGTGCAAATAAAAAAGCCACCGTTGCAACTTAAGAGTCACTAACGGCAGCTTACATCTTTAAACGGTATGATATTTCATTCTGGCGGCCTCAAAAGCCGCAGCGGCAAGTTCGGCAGTATCATGGTATCCAAGGTTAATACACTTTCCAGACGCATTAATTCTTGCTCTCCATTTCCCGTACTTAGCATCCCAAGACACGCCACGGTATCCAGATTTATTATTCTTCTGAATTTTCCTGTTCTGCATATTTTCGGAATGAGTGACAAGACGAAGATTTGATATCCGGTTATCTGTTCTTACCCTGTTGATGTGATCAATAAAACCATCGGGCATGGTGCCATAAACAATCAACCATGCCAGTCTGTGAGCAGGGTATGCTTTACCATTAATCATAATCATTAAATACCCATCAGAATTTATTGATGAGCATTTCTTGAAAGCAAAACGAGAGTTCCATGTCAAAGTGGTCCTCTCTCTTCCCCGCCTCCATCTCCAGTGAAAGTCGCCTGATGATGGATTGTAATCAACAACAGAAAGCACCATTTCTGGCGTTAATTTTATTTCTTTCATCGCTTTACCTTAGGGATAGAGCCTGTTCGCGTAGATATGACAGCCAAGAGCGGAGCGATGTTTCCACCACCATATCTCAGGCCCATATCACTAAGACTCTTGTTTTGATTGCACGCGAATGCAAAAAAGCCCACAGGAGGTGGGCTTGTGATGGTTGCTGAATGCAAAAGCAGCAGCATATGTGAATATTATGGCTAAATGGCTAATTGCATGTCAAGGCTTTTAACAGCAACATGCTTAACTTTCTCAACACGTTTACGCATTTTGAAAGCATTTTGCATTGGTTGGTACAAAACAAATAACGACGCTTTCAGGATGTCGTCAATTTCGTTTCTACAGGTTGCCAGTGAAGGTTTTCTCCATCCCTCGCCACCACGTCCACACATCTTGCGTGGCTTTGCAGTCGCGTGATAGTAGGATGCAATTGCTCGCTTAGATGAACCATGAGCGTAGTAGCTGAGGAGGATGCTGTCACGAACGGTGCAATAGTGATCCACACCCAACGCCTGAAATCAGATCCAGGGGGTAATCTGCTCTCCTGATTCAGGAGAGTTTATGGTCACTTTTGAGACAGTTATGGAAATTAAAATCCTGCACAAGCAGGGAATGAGTAGCCGGGCGATTGCCAGAGAACTGGGGATCTCCCGCAATACGGTTAAACGTTATTTGCAGGCAAAATCTGAGCCGCCAAAATATACGCCGCGACCTGCTGTTGCTTCACTCCTGGATGAATACCGGGATTATATTCGTCAACGCATCGCCGATGCTCATCCTTACAAAATCCCGGCAACGGTAATCGCTCGCGAGATCAGAGACCAGGGATATCGTGGCGGAATGACCATTCTCAGGGCATTCATTCGTTCTCTCTCGGTTCCTCAGGAGCAGGAGCCTGCCGTTCGGTTCGAAACTGAACCCGGACGACAGATGCAGGTTGACTGGGGCACTATGCGTAATGGTCGCTCACCGCTTCACGTGTTCGTTGCTGTTCTCGGATACAGCCGAATGCTGTACATCGAATTCACTGACAATATGCGTTATGACACGCTGGAGACCTGCCATCGTAATGCGTTCCGCTTCTTTGGTGGTGTGCCGCGCGAAGTGTTGTATGACAATATGAAAACTGTGGTTCTGCAACGTGACGCATATCAGACCGGTCAGCACCGGTTCCATCCTTCGCTGTGGCAGTTCGGCAAGGAGATGGGCTTCTCTCCCCGACTGTGTCGCCCCTTCAGGGCACAGACTAAAGGTAAGGTGGAACGGATGGTGCAGTACACCCGTAACAGTTTTTACATCCCACTAATGACTCGCCTGCGCCCGATGGGGATCACTGTCGATGTTGAAACAGCCAACCGCCACGGTCTGCGCTGGCTGCACGATGTCGCTAACCAACGAAAGCATGAAACAATCCAGGCCCGTCCCTGCGATCGCTGGCTCGAAGAGCAGCAGTCCATGCTGGCACTGCCTCCGGAGAAAAAAGAGTATGACGTGCATCCTAGTGAAAATCTGGTGAACTTCGACAAACACCCCCTGCATCATCCACTCTCCATCTACGACTCATTCTGCAGAGGAGTGGCGTGATGATGGAACTGCAACATCAACGACTGATGGCGCTCGCCGGGCAGTTGCAACTGGAAAGCCTTATAAGCGCAGCGCCTGCGCTGTCACAACAGGCAGTAGACCAGGAATGGAGTTATATGGACTTCCTGGAGCATCTGCTTCATGAAGAAAAACTGGCACGTCATCAACGTAAACAGGCGATGTATACCCGAATGGCAGCCTTCCCGGCGGTGAAAACGTTCGAAGAGTATGACTTCACATTCGCCACCGGAGCACCGCAGAAGCAACTCCAGTCGTTACGCTCACTCAGCTTCATAGAACGTAATGAAAATATCGTATTACTGGGGCCATCAGGTGTGGGGAAAACCCATCTGGCAATAGCGATGGGCTATGAAGCAGTCCGTGCAGGTATCAAAGTTCGCTTCACAACAGCAGCAGATCTGTTACTTCAGTTATCTACGGCACAACGTCAGGGCCGTTATAAAACGACGCTTCAGCGTGGAGTAATGGCCCCCCGCCTGCTCATCATTGATGAAATAGGCTATCTGCCGTTCAGTCAGGAAGAAGCAAAGCTGTTCTTCCAGGTCATCGCTAAACGTTACGAAAAGAGCGCAATGATCCTGACATCCAATCTGCCGTTCGGGCAGTGGGATCAAACGTTCGCCGGTGATGCAGCACTGACCTCAGCGATGCTGGACCGTATCTTACACCACTCACATGTCGTTCAAATCAAAGGAGAAAGCTATCGACTCAGACAGAAACGAAAGGCCGGGGTTATAGCAGAAGCTAATCCTGAGTAAAACGGTGGATCAATATTGGGCCGTTGGTGGAGATATAAGTGGATCACTTTTCATCCGTCGTTGACAGATGCCAAAGGCTTTCTTGTCAATGTACATGACGGAATCGACGACCTGAGAAATCAACATTCCATCATCATCATTACACATTGGCCTTGTCATAACTCTTCCCGGCTCTACGCTCTCCATGAACTTCGCTATTACGCTGCTCATGCGCTTTTCCAGACGACCTGAATAAACCCATGCGCCCCACAGCTCAAGCCAGCCATTCAGCCAATCGTGCTGTTCTTTGGTGAGGTTTAGCTCTCTTATGCTCATCGTCTTCCCTTTTTTCCTGGCGTGACCATCAGGACGCCGTTAACTATTACATGACGCTCGCCTTTGCTGTCTCGGTTGTACTTGAGCACTGTTCCTCTTGCGCAGGAAAGCATCCTTGCCACTTCGGTCTGATTGCCTCGTGTCTGGATAAGAAGCTCTGGTATCGTTTGAATTGTGGCGTTCATACGTTCTCCAGTTCGGTGATTTTTATTCCAAGCCGTCCGCCTGGTACTTTCACACCACGAATTACGCGAATGTCATCGAATTGCTCGTCGTCTTCCGCAAATCCGGCGTGGATAAGAGAGTCGAGTAAACCTTTCAGGATGTTATCGAGGTCGCGGCGGCGGGAGTCTGGAACGTCTGCGATGACTTTGATGCGGAGCCGTGATTTGGTGAAAATATCTAACTTGAGTTGGTGGATGATTTGCTGAACGTCTTTTCGGTATTTCTGGCCTTTATCGCTGATGTAGTATTGGCTTCCCCGTCTTCGCCAGTAGGTATTCACCGACGGCGGGTATGGAAGCACAAACTGATATTCGTTCATGACTTAATCTTCCCCTCCTTCAGCAGTATCGCCTGCGTCCTGATCACGCCTTCGAGGTGGTAAAGTCTGGCGTCTTTGTTGTCGAGGTTATGGGTGCGTCGGTCGATTTCATCGTGACACGCGCTACAAGCCCATGCGCCGATCAGGTCGTCAGGCTTCATTCCCGTTCCGCAAATTCCAGCCATCCGGTAATGTGCCAGAACTGTAGTTTCAGGATTACCATTGCATACGCCGTAAATACGTACCTGGCATTCTCTGCCGCGTGCTTCTTTGCGTAGGTTAGCCATTTACCTTCCCTCGCAATTGAAGAATTGACTGAAGGTCTTTTTTAATAAATATGCGAGTGCGAATTGAGCAGTAGTTTTCCTTCATTCTGGCGTAGTAATAGTCCTTTCGTTGCTTAAGCTTGTTGGCATCCGCTGTCATCCAGTCTTTTACAGCAAACTTAATTAACCAGCGGTGGCAGAGATACCATTTCATGTAATCACTCATCGTCTTCTTCCTCGTACATTGAGCTATTCGGATCGCTCATCAGTTCTGCGCAGCAGTGCTCACACACGTGAACTTCCAGCACATGCAGCTTCTGACCGCAGTTAGCGCACGTTAAAGCTCGCTCGACGCTTTCTTTCTGGTATTGAAGGGTTTGGGATGGGCTAAGCATGGCTTTCACCATTAAAAAGTCGCTTGTAAGCATCAATGTCTCGTTTTGCTTCACCGAGCTTTCGTCTTAATTCCATGTTTTCTGATTCAAGCTTTTCCATGTCTTGTTGGTATCGATCGCGGTGTTCTTTCCATGCTTTTTGATACGCCTTCATGTATGTCATGTTGGCCTTTCTCTTTGCCTGACGAACTGCGTGGTGGTTTTTAACAAACCAGTCAGGGTCGTTAAATGCTGCTCTGGCGCATGTATACCAATAATTTGTTGCCTCCCTGTTTAGCCAATAAATACTGATAAATGGCAACCGGATAGACACCATTTTTCGTTGTGACTCTTTCTCGCCAAACATGTGGCCTTTTTGGATGCTAAGGCCAAATCCAGGTTGAATTAAAAGCATTGTCATTTCCTCGCACGATGTCTTAGCCACCGGATATCCCACAGGTGAGCCGTGTAGTTGAAGGTTTTTACGTCAGATTCTTTTGGGATTGGCTTGCGTTTATTTCTGGAGCGTTTCGTTGGAAGGTATTTGCAGTTTTCACAGATGATGTCGGTGAAACTTCGTCGCTGTCGTCTCATTCGTACCTCCTGTCGGTAAATCTGACACCCTGACCAATAGCCCAGGCTGTTGTGTACTCGATCAGACTTGCCATGCGCTTCACGCTCATCTGCGCGCTGCTTTCGCGAATGTTGACGCATTCTCCTTCAAGGCCGGGCAAAACATCAGCTTCCTGTTTTGTTGCCACTGCATGACCGCTGATCAACAAAACCTTCCATTGTTCCGGTTTTAACCATTTGCCGCACCATTGAACCTGACGTGCGATATCCGCCAGCATCGCGTGAAATTTTGCGTTCTGGTCAAGGTTGCGCTTGTAGTCAGTAATGCGGATTGTGACTGGCTTGTCTTTATCGAGTGGTGTTGCGAGGATGGCATTTATTGCAGCTTGCTGTTGTTGCTTACTTCGGAGGAAGATTGTTTGCTTCATCGTTACTCCTTCACTTTGACTCCAGCAGCGCGAATCCGTCCTTCGCATTCACTAATTGCGTCGTTATAACCAAATGTGACCCCATCCTCGAAATCGGTAGAAAATGCCTCACGCTCTATTTTTCCAGGACACTCAATCTCGATAGCTGCTCGCGATGCCTGCCACGCTTGCCAATACATCTCAACCATATTGGCGTATATTTTATTTTTAGGATCACATCCGGTGTAATTTTCAAACCATTCTTCAAACTGCTTTCTTGATTCGTCCATCGATACTTATCCTCAGTTCAACTCACAAAACGCCACGCCATTTTTGCTACAGCGACAGGCGCAACACCGATAATCACCCACAGGAAAATGCTACCGAAAAGCACACCCACCAGGTCTTTACCTTCGCCTACCAACCGGACAAAACTGCTGGCAACAACAATGAACGTCGCCACCATCCACATAGCACCGAGAATCCTCAATGCAGAGAAAATTAACTCAGCCACGATTTACCCTCCCCCAAATAAAAAGGCCTGCGATTACCAGCAGGCCTGTTACAAGCTCAGTGATGTAGATGGTCATTGCTTCATCTCCCTTTCCATTTCATCAATGTCAACGTCATCAGGAAGATGGGAACAATACGCTGCTATACCATGATGATTTATCTCATACCCTTTGAACGTTACCATCTGGTGCGTAATCTCAACTTCGTTCAGGAATCCGTCATCGCATAACTGCCTGGCTATTTTCGATTTGGTCTGGATTATTGGTAGTGCCTGTTCTTTCAAAGCGCATGATATTTGTGCATCCCATGCCTTTTCGAGAATGGCTAATTGTTTTTTATTCATCAGAATCCTCCTTTCTTCTTGGACTGCGGTTCCTCGCGTTCACGGCGGCGCATTTCAGCAGACTGTTGGTCTGTGTCATAAATAGCGCCATTTGCCTGAATGCAATACACCGTGCCGGTATTGCCATGACGATTGAGACGAAGGATTAGTTCAGTTTCACCAGGTGGAACACTGTCATCAAAAGCGCCTTCACGATGGATCCCGACCCAATAATCGCAATCCTGTTCAATCTGCCCTGTATCTCGTGAGTCACTTGGTAATGGGCGTTTATTGGTTCTGCTTTCCAGTGCGCGGTTAAGCTGCGTCAGAAGCACAACAACGCAATCAAGCTCTTTGGCAAGGTTCTTCAGTCCTTTGGTGATCATGCCGTAAGCAAGATCGTTGCGATCGGCCTTCTCAGCAGTCATTAGTGTCAGGTAATCGACCAGAATCATGCCAACACATCCTTTTTCTCGCTTGATTCGACGGCTTTCGCTGACGATTTGAGCCAGAGATAATCCCGGCGTGTCGTCGATGTAAAGCAGGTCGATTTCACTCAAGCGATTGGCTGTTTCGATCGCCCTGTTGAAGTCACCATCGTAATCACCCTGATAGCCGTCATCAGCGTCATTTGTCGCCGGAAGGTAAAAAATATTCGGGTTAACACCTGACTTCTGTCCCACCAGTTTTTCCAGTATCTGGTCACCTGGCATTTCAAGGCTGAACATCAGAGCGGGCTTTTTCTCATGCACTGCGCAGTTGATTGCCATCTGGCTGTATAGCGTCGTTTTCCCCATCTTAGGGCGAGCGCCAATGACAAACAGAGAGCCTTTCACCAGACCTTTCGGTGACAGCATCCTGTCCAGCGATGGGATCCCTGTGCTCATTCCTCGTTGTTCACCTGACGGGTCAAATCGCTTCTCAAGGTCGCTAACCCAGTCTTCCATGACCTCACCAAATGAGCGAAGGCCGCGACGCGATCCGGTTTTTGCATGGTCTGTCAGTTGCGTGAAAATAGCCTGAATAGCTTCGTACTTCTGCGTTGCAGTCATTCCGTTGCGGGAATAGAGCAATTCCATCGCTTCAGTCATGCGGTTGATGGCGTAGCGTTCCATTGCGGTTTCACGAACCTGCATTGCATAGGCAACGATGTTTGCTGCGCTTGGCGTGTTCTTTGCGATCTCAGCGATATAAGCAAAACCGCCAACAGACACCGTTAACGATTTGCGCTCCAGTTCATCGAAAAGCGTCAGGCCATCTACTGGCTTTTGCTCCCGGTGCATTCTGGTTATTTCTTCGAAAAGGATTTTGTGTGGTCGGCTGTAAAATGAATCGGGCTTCAGCATCGCCAGAACTTTCTGGACGCGCTCACTGCTGTCATCATCCAGAAGCAATCCACCAATCACCGCCTGCTCTGCCTCGATGCTATGGGGCGGCGCATAAAAATTATCGGTCATCGTGTTCACCCTCACGAACTTTCAGGTAGGTATTATCGTTAAGCAGAAAATCAAATCCCTTTTTGTGCCAGACAGTTCCGCGTTGATGGTTTGGACGCTCTTCGAACATCCATCGACAATTTTCGCCTACGTAGCTCAAATAATTTCTCCAGTCCTGCATCGTGAACCCATGCCCGTCAAGCTGGCGGGTTATCACTCCGGCTTTGCGCCAGAACGTTCGGATCTGGTTTTTACGCTTGTCATTCAGTGCGCGGATTCTTGGCGCTTCAGGAAGGATTTCGTGGTAAGCATCGACAACATCCTGACAGCTGACGGAAGGTTTTTTCTTGTCAGACTTTTTGTCTGCTGTGGCACTCTCTAATACGTCAGTATTAGAGATAATATTATTATATTCTTTATCTGTGGTAATTTGCTGGTAATCTGCTGGTACAGTATTGCTTGCAGGCATTGGTATTGCTGGCTTTGAGGTGGTAATTTGCTGGTAATCTGCTGGTACAAAATTTGACTGATAATCGTCATATTTCTCTACCGAGAAAACTGAGAATTTACCGTGTGAAACCCAGTCAATCATGCCGAGTTTTTTGAACTTTCTAAGCAGGTACTGAACGCGATCTGGTTTGAGTCCTGTTTCAAACGCCAGAGAGTTTCTACCGCCAAGTAGCTTCCCTCTGCCTACCAGAATTTCTCCTGCGTCAGTCATTACATACTCAGGCGTATGCTTTGCTTTGAGGATTAAGTGAACCCACAGATGCGCTGCTTCTGCGTCCTTGTAAAACGGCACATCCATAATTTTACGGTGCAGCAAGGCATACCCCTTACCGCTGCTTTGATGCGGTTGTTGTAGCCTTCTGGCCTCTCTGGCTTCGGCTAGATTAGATATGTTACTCATGACCTTTCTCCTTCTGCATCAGCTTCACCTTTTCCAACTCAGCCCGGAATCGACCAGGCTGCTTGAAGCTGGACAGGAAGCGATCACGTAGTATGTGTTTGTGAATTTTGTCCTGGTAAGGACTGAGTTGTTTTGTCATAATGACTCCTGTGGATTGATCCAGTAATGACCTCAGAATTCCATCTGGATTTGTTCAGAACGCTCGGTTGCCGCCGGGCGTTTTTTATTGGTGAGAATCGAAGCAACTTGTCGTGCCAATCGAGCCATATCGTCGTCAACGACACCCCATTCAAGAACAGCAAGCAGCATTGAGAACTTTGGAATCCAGTCCCTCTTCCACCTGCTGATCTGCGACTTATCAACTCCCACAGCTTCCGCTGTCTTCTCAGTTCCAAGCATTGCGATTTTGTTAAGCAACGCACTCTCGATTCGTAGAGCCTCGTTGCGTTTGTTTGCACGAACCATATGTAAGTATTTCCTTAGATAACAATTGATTGAATGCATGCAAATAAATGCATACACCATAGGTGTGGTTTAATTTGATGCCCTTTTTCAGGGCTGGAATGTGTAAGAGCGTTGATAACTTAAGCAGCCATTAATTCAGGCCAGATGCTTTCCCAATCAACCGGATGAAGGTCTTTGCGAGTCACTTCACCATTGCTGAACTTCTCAATCAGAACACAAAGTGCTGCGCCCAATTCATGATTACGGCTAAGTGCTTTCCTCAAATAGCCGATAGAAGTTCCGCACTTGGTGGCAAATTCTCTCTGCTCTTCCAGTGAAAGGGAGTTCAGATACAAGCGGAGTTCTTCCATTTGCTATCTCCTTCCCGTTGTTGAATAAGGTGAGTTTACCTGCAGGTAAAAAACAAATCAATACCCACAGGTTATTTACCGATAGGTAATCAAAGATAGAATTAAATCATGGATAAATACGAACAAAGACGACTAAGGCTGATAGAGATAAGAGACCGATTCTGTAATGGAAAGGCCTCAGAGTTGGCTCGTCGAATAGAAAGGGAACCATCATACGTTTCCAGAATGCTGTATCCGGAAGGAAAAAGCGGAAAAAAACGCATTGCTGACGATATGATGGAACTAATTGAAAAATCTTTTAATCTCCCACGCGGATGGATGGACATGCTTGCAGATAGCAAAGTTGGATCTGCAGACCATCTTGAGTTTGCGGGTAACGTTCGTGCGGGTTTTGTTCCGGTAATTGGTGAAGCCGTTTTGGGAGTTGATGGCTCAGTGGATATGATTGAATTCAGATCCGGTTGGTTAAGCATCTACAGTGGCGATAAAGATGCTTACGGTCTGAAGGTTAAGGGTGACAGCATGTGGCCAAGGATTCAGTCAGGAGAATATGTTGTTATTGAACCAAATACGCCAGTACATCCAGGTGATGAAGTCTTTGTAAGGACCAAAGATGGTCATAACATGATAAAGATCATGAACAAAACAAGAGACGGAGACTATCAGTTTAGTAGTATAAACAGCGATCACCGTCCAATCACTCTTCCTGTTGAAGAAGTTGATAAAATGCATTTTGTTTCAGCTATTGTGAAACACACTAGGTACGTAGACCAGGACGATCTGCCAAAATTTTGAGGATAAAGCAGCAAATGTTTATACCAGGTATAGTGGTCGCTGTTGTAATCATCTGCTTCATATGGGCAAAGTTATCTCCTGTAAGCTCTAAGCATACAGCTGAACTCATGAAGAAGAAGCATCTTATACATGAGGCAGAAACGATAATTAAGAAGTTCAAAGGCATGTCATATGACGACATGTCATCAGATCAGATTGCTATGTATAAATGCGCCATTGAGCGTCTTGACTACTTAAACGGACTCAAACCCAAACACACCCCGGTAGAATCAAAATTGCCGCAATGGCCAAGCAATCCAAATAGCTTCTGACATCTCCTTTCAGCCCGCAAAGCGGGCTTTTTTATATCAATCCAAAAAATTAATTACCTGAAAATTCAAACAGGTAAACTCTCACACTAATTTTATTTACCTGCAGGTATAGACAACAGTTTTACCTGTAGGTATATTTTAAGCCATCAGCAGGACGCACTAACCACCATGAAGGTGATGCTCTTAAAAATTAAGCCCTGAAGAAGGGCAGCATTCAAAGCAGAAGGCTTTGGTGTGTGTGATACGAAACGAAGCATTGGCCGGAAGTGCGAATCCGGATTAGCTGCCAATGTGCCATTGCGGGGTGTTTTCGTTCAGGACTACGACTCCCACACACAACCAAAGCTAACTGACAGGAGAATCCAGATGGATGCACAAACACGCCGCCGCGAACGTCGCGCAGAGAAACAGGCTCAATGGAAAGCAGCAAATCCCCTGTTGGTTGGGGTAAGCGCAAAACCAGTTAACCGCCCTATTCTCTCGCTGAATCGCAAACCGAAATCACGAGTAGAAAGCGCACTAAATCCGATAGACCTTACAGTGCTGGCTGAATACCACAAACAGATTGAAAGCAACCTGCAACGTATTGAGCGCAAGAATCAGCGCACATGGTACAGCAAGCCTGGCGAACGCGGCATAACATGCAGAGGACGCCAGAAAATTAAAGGTAAATCTATATCACTTATTTAGAAAATGCAGATTTAGGGAACAGATAGGAGGCGTTACACCTATGGCATCTCATCCTATGGTTAGAAGGTGGTGCAAATCCTTCGTATTGAAGTATGGATTTCACAGAAGATTCATAGCATTGAGCGCAAAGATAGTGCATTGGCTGACCGGTATTTGCCGATTTTTTGAGACGATAAACCACCGTAGCAACAGTAGGAGTATACATCTCATAGTTTTTCTTTTCCTCTTCCCACTTAGAGGCTCGATTTATCTTTTCTTCAAGCTCAATGATCTTGTCCTTAGAAATCATCAAAAGCTCATTAAGTGACATTTGCTGCTGTTGGGCATCCATGAGCTTATCGACAAGTTCGTATGTTTTTTCTTTTACTGAGTAGTCTATTTGCATTTTCTGGATTTCCTTTACTGCGCCAACAGCACTCATCAGAGCACCTCCGGCACCAGAAACTGCATCTGTAATCCTACTTATTATTCCTTTTTCATCAGACATATAAATCACTCTCTTACTGTAGGGGTAAGAGGATTTTACTATTTTTCTCGCTGTAGGGGTACACGAGAACCACCGAGCCTGATGTGGTTAAAAGACAGGCATACTAATAAACACTGCACTGTGTATTCATTCCAACGAGTGAATACACGGAGCAATGTCGCTCGTAACTAAACAGGAGCCGACTTGTTCTGATTATTGGAAATCTTCTTTGCCCTCCAGTGTGAGGGCCTTTTTATATGCATACCAATAACGCTTCACTTGAGGCGTTTTCGTTATGCAATCAAATATAAGGAGTTACCCATGATGCACTTTCAGCTCGCGGGTAGCGGCGTCATGTCCGCTTTCTACCCGCACGAATCTGAATTATCACGCCGAGTTAAACAATTAATCAGAGCAGCAAAGAAACAACTGGAGGCGTTATGCGCAATGAAATAGCCATCAATCACCAGATGCTTCGTGCAGCACAAAACAAAGCAGTAATAGCCAGATTTATTGGTGATTCAAAAATGTGGCTTGAAGCAAATAAAGCGATGAAATCAGCTATCAACCTTCCGTGGTATCGCAGGAAATGAGTTTTACAGATAACTGGTCAGACGAAGAATTCATTCGTCAGATGAACAAAATGCTCAATCAGCACAAAGAACAGGAGAAAGATGATGATTCTGACTCTGAATGATAAGCGTGAAATATCGCAAATAATCGCAAGTTTTACTGATGAAGATTACGAGCGAATCAACAGTGAAGTTGATCGCCTCTGCAAACGTTGCGACCCAATAAGCGAAATGCTTCGCTCATATAAACCAGATGAACACACTAAGGACGCTATCGACTGGCTGGAAGATGATGACTGTAACTATCAGGAAAAAGCCGCTGAATGGTTCTGGGATGCAATAACCGAAAGAGTTAAGGCTGAATATGCCTTCGCAATATTCAAACGCAGACATATTTATGGAGAAGCTGCATGAGCAATATCGTTGAATTCGTTAAACAGCAAGAGCAGTTATTCTGCGGAGCATTGACTGAACAGACGGTGACATGGGCTAAGGAAAGCCAGTTTGCAATTCAGTATTTCCAGAAAAACGATTACCTGGCTAAAACAGCACTGGCAAATCCAACCAGCGCACAGAACGCCATCATCAACGTTGCGGCGATCGGCATCACCTTAAACCCTGCAAGCAAACTGGCTTATCTAGTTCCGCGCGATGGCATGGTTTGCCTTGATATCAGCTATATGGGATTGCTTCATATTGCAATGGAGTCTGGTGTTATCTCATGGGGTCAGGCAAAACTTGTTCATGCTAACGATACCTATGAGTCAAACGGGCTTGATAAAGCACCAACCCATAAATACAACGCCTTCGGTGATCGTGGTGATATCGTTGGCGTTTACTGCACAGTTAAGACGCCGGCAGGTGATTATCTAACGGAAGAGATGAGTCTGGCTGAAATTGAGGCTGTAAGGAAAACAAGCAAGGCGGCATTCAGCGATAAAGGACCATGGGTAAATCACTGGAATGAGATGGCGCGAAAGACGGTCGTAAAGCGTGCAAGCAAGTATTGGCCTAAGGCATCACGTCTTGATAGTGCTATTCACGTACTAAACGAAGAAGAAGGTGTGTGGACTGAACCAGTTATGCCGCACAAATCAGAGGAAGATATCCGCGAAGATGAACGGAAACGCCAGCAGGAAATAATGGATAAAGCACAACTTCTTTGCGATGAAATGGCTCAGGCAGAAAACATGGACGATTTGAAGCGATATTTTGCAGAAGCATATCGCCTGACATCTGGAATGAAATTGCAGCAGAACGTACAAGCCATTTACGCAGAATGCAAAGCGAAACTGGAGGTTGCCAGTGAGCAAACTATATGAAATTGCCAATGAATACGCAAAATTGATGGATTCAGATTTAGAACCAGAGATGATTGCTGACACAATAGAAGGCATGGAAGGAGAATTTACCGATAAAATAGAGCAACTTCTTTCCATTATTAAAAATGAATCTGGTTATGCCGAACGCCTCAAGGAAGAGGCAAAGTCACTGAATGAGCGAGCCGCAGTAATTCAAAATAAGATTGACAGCATCAAATCATATATAGCGTCATCGCTTGAAATGGTTGGCAAGAAAAATATTCGAGCAGGTATTCACCAGGTAACAATCCGCAAACCGTCAGAAACTGTAGAAATCATCGACTCAAGCGCCCTTCCTCCTGAATACGTTGAGTTTGAAACGACAATTAAAGCCGACAAACTGGCAATCAAACACCAACTAAAAGCAGGAATAAATATCCCCGGCGCTCAACTCAAAGTTGGGAAACCTTCACTTCTTATCAAATAACGGTATCGCCTATGAAAAAGACTCCATGGGAGAAATGGGAAGTCGATTTCTTGCGCGAAGTAGCGGCGACAATGCCAGTTGAAGTTATCGCTGAAAAACTGGAAAGGACTGAAAAAGCAGTAATGGCGAAAGCAACAAGGATTGGCGCTGACATTGTTAGCCGACTTCGTGGAAGACGCTGGACAAGAGCCGAAGTATCACTTTTCGGTAAGTTCTCCGCAGAAGAAATAGCAATTGCAACCTGCCGCTCAATTTATTCAGTAAGAGCTATGCGATACAAGCTAAAAAAACTCGATGAAGAAAGAGAAGGCATACGAATAAATTAACATGGAGTAATTAACAATGAAGCTAAACATCGACCTAGGCAAATACGTTATTACCGGAACAAAACACGATCTGATTCTTAGTGAAATAGGAGTTATCAAAGAAGGTGATAATGCAGGGAAAGAAACATTAAGTCGTATCGGTTATTACAGCAAGTTTGAGCATCTGGTAAAAGAGTTATGCAACCGTGAAATCCTGTTATCTCAGGCGCAGACGCTACAGGATATTCAGCAGCATATCGAGACTTTAGGTGTATCACTTAGCATGGCTATTGACCAGTTCGTGGAGAGTAAATCATGAGAGGACTTGCATACAATCCCGGCATTCTTCCGGCAGAAATGATTATTCGCCAGCGCGTAAAGCCAATGCCATCGAGAGAGGAATTGCTTAAGAGAAATTCTTTTCCGTCAGTGAATCAAAACAAATATCTGAATGCGATGTGGTGGAGTGGAAAGAAATGAAACAAATGACACTAATTGAGATGGATGGTTTTCTGAAAGGTAAATGCATCCCACGAGATTTAAAGGTTAACGAAACAAATGCTGAGTATCTGGTGCGTAAATTTGCTGAAGCGGAGGCCAAGTGCGCGGCGCTGGCTGCTGAAGTTGAGGCTGTGAAATCAGCACATCAAGATGCTGTAAACACCATCATGTATACCGCCAATCGAACGGGTGTTTTATACACTGAGAAGGCAATTCAAATGTCCTGCAAAACCCCGGCCACCGACGCCTTCCTGGCTGAAATTGAACGCAAAGCAATCCGCAAGTTCATTAACAGCATTGAACACATCCTGCGTGACAAGCTGTCTCCGTATGACACCGAAGAGATGCTTGAGGCTATGCGTATTTTTCTGGAAGAACAGGAAGGTGAGCAAAAATGATGATCACAAAACAACGTGTAGAAGAAATCATATCCCGTATTGAAATGTATGGGCATGGTTCCGGGTATACCGCTGATGAGGTTTATGACCTTGCTGTACTGGCGCTGAATTTATCAAATATCGCAAAACTCAAGCGATACGAGCTTGATATGGATGGTTGTGACTCGTTCGGTCAGGATTGTGGCGCTGACATGACTGAAGATTCTGATGGCGATTATGTCCTGTTTGATGACGTGGTTAAGTTGTTTGAGTTTGATACAACCACTCAAAAGTTAGAAATCCCGGCAAAGGAGGCAACCAGTGAATAACCGCTTTTACATGATGTGCTTGCGTGAAACTGTAGGTAATAACGCCTCATTCCATTGCCATAACGGCAATGGTTACAGTTCTGATATCGATCGCGCTCATGTTTACACGCTGGAAGAAGCCCAAAAAACCTGGAATTGTGGTCGAGATATCGATCAGCCTGTTTGCGCTGATAGCGTGGATGCAATGGCAGTGTGGCACGTTGATTGCCAGTACATCCCTACAGAAAGCCTGATTGAGCCAGATTGCACTGCGTATGTGGCCTATAAAAAAGGTTGCTGGAATGGCAACGATGTTTATTGGCTTCAACACGGTGGATTGCCAACAGATGACTTCAGTAAAGCGACCATCTTTAGCGTCGCCAACAAAAACGAACCAGGAATAATTTGGTTGCCATTTCCCATTGCTGATGCAGCAAAGCGCCGGACGTTCAATATCAATAACTTTAACCGCAGAACAATGGTTCAGGGCGCAGGTTTGGTCATGCCTGACTGGTTGAAAGAGCAGAACAGAAGAAAGAAGTCGCGAAGCGGGAAGGTGCGTTGGAATTGTCCGCATTGCGGAAAAATAACCTGGCAGTACAGCCCATATGATTTTGAAGGCTGTAGTGATTACAACTGTGAAGGATGGCGAGAATGACAATTGACTATCAGGTACTGCGTGAGGCGGCAGAAAAGGCAACACCAGACGAATGGGTCGCATTTATTTCGACGGATACTGGTACTTATGCGGTGCACACGCCCAGTGATGAACGATGTGAAGACGTTATCAAATGGACCGGCTTTGATGGACAGAAAAATGCAGAGAACAACGCTCGTCATGTTGCCGCGTTCAACCCAAAGGTTGCACTGGAGCTGCTTGGTGAAATTAAGTGCCTGGAGGACACAAATATTGATGCTATGTGTCGAATTGCAGAGCTTGAGACTAATCGCGCGGCGCTGGTGGTGGAGAATGAGCTGGCTCGTAAAGCAGTTCAGGCATTCTGCGATGTTGTTGGCGACAACACTGAGGTTATCTGTGAGGAGGTTGGGAGAGATGGCGTTCTGGTTATTTTGGAGGCCATGAAGGCAACAGGAAATATGCCAGCCACCGACGCTTTCCTGGCTGAAGTACGGGCGCAGGGCGTGGAGATGGCTATGGAGCATATGCAGTCGAGCGGTTCGTTAACATTTGGAGATTGCTACATATCACTTAACGAGTTCGCCGCCCAGCTTCGCAAAGGAGGCAACCAGTGAGCGAAATTAATTACCAGGCACTGCGTGAAAAGGCAGAGAAAGCAACGTGTGGTGTGTGGTCGCTAGAATATGGAGAGGGCCGATTTGATGGTGATGATGCACTAATTCATCGCGAGGCTGCTGGATATATTCCCATTTGCAGAATTGAAGGAGCGCATCCAGAAAGCGGTTTCGATGAAGATTTCCAAATGGAACAGCAGGCCAATGCTGAATTCATCGCCGCAGCCAGTCCAGCTACTGTGCTGGCGCTGCTGGATGAACGGGAAAGAAACCAGCAATACATAAAACGCCGCGATCAGGAGAACGAGGATATTGCGCTAACGGTAGGGAAACTGCGTGTTGAGCTGGAAGCCGCAGAGAAGTGCATAGCAGAACTGTCTGCTAGCCACAGCAAATTGCGCGACACAATGGCTGGCATCCACAACACAATCCGAATGGATGGCGGCTATACGCCACTGGCAGCAATCCTTAACGCTGCTAAACGCGCATATGAAGAATCAGCAAGCGCAGCTGGCATTCGCATCAAAGGAGAGTGATATGGCAACTTTGCAGGAATTAATCGACCTGACGCCAGAACAGGAAAAAGCGTGGAATCGCCTTGTGAAGGCTGTAAAGGATTTCAGGGCAGCCGGAGGAAAGTTTTATAGCGTCCTGGACACGCTGAGCGCATACAACGGCGAGCACGTTGCCAGCATTGATAACGATAAGGGCTACCACACTGCAAGCGTCTATATGCCTAGCATTGATGCGCCAGGGCTAACCAGTTGGGCTGATGATTGGCACGGCATCACGCTGAAAGATGGCGTTGAAGTGGATGAGGACTAACATATGACAACTTTCACCGACAAAGAACTGATTAAAGAAATCAAAGAGCGCATAGGCAGCCTGGACGTTCGAGACAATATTGAGCGCCGTGCTTATGAAATTGCACTGGCATCACTGGAAGCAAAACCAATAGGTGCATTCCACATTGCAGAACAGCAAGTTGACGGCACAAGTGACTACCTCAAGGATGGAGAATGGCCTATTGATAATGGGATTATTGAAGTATACGCCGCCCCTCCAATGCCAGTAGTACCTGAAGAAAAACCAATGCCCAACCCTCTTAAAATGTACGCGGTCGATGCTGTTGCCGCTATTGCAGAGGTGAGAGGCTGGAATGCCTGCCGCGCCGCCATGCTTCAGGGTGTCGAACCTGCAAGTAATCATGAAGAGTTGTCAGAGGAGAACGGATCATCGCTTCAATTGCGCAATTTAATCCGGCAGCGCCATGCTGAATGGTCAGATAAGACGTTTGGCTGTGTTGGTCCAGTTGGCCCGCTGAAACATCTCTCAAAAGAGGCACTGGAAGCCGCAGCCGAACCAGACGATCTTAGCGAGTGGGCTGATATGCAGTTTCTGTTGTGGGATGCACAGCGCCGTGCTGGCATCAGCGATGCTGAAATTACCGCTGCTATGGAAGATAAATTGAAGATCAACATGGAGCGCCAGTGGCCTGAGCCAAAAGATGGTGAGCCTCGCTTGCACATTAAAGAACCCGGCAACTCTCCGGTAACTCCGGATGGTTGGATAAGCTGTAGTGATCGAATGCCGGATACCAAAACAGCCGTTCTTGTTGCCGTGGAGTTTGACAGGAAAGGTGACTGGCGAATGAAATGGGCGACTTACATCCCGGGTCATCCTGACGCTAATGATGGGTGGATAATTCCTGGTGCGTCGTGGAAACCGTCACACTGGATGCCGCTACCAGAGCCTCCACTTTGAAAGCGAAGCTTATACATATCTTTTACATCAGCAATCTATTGTTAATCTCCAATCAATGTTACGTTGTCATCTCACTCATGCTTTGGAGGTAGTGATATGTCTTGTCCAAAATGCGGTTCTGGAAATATTGCAAAAGAAAAAACAATGCGTGGATGGTCTGATGATTATGTGTGCTGCGATTGCGGATACAACTACTCTAAAGACGCATTTGGAGAGCGTGGTAAAAACGAGTTTGTCAAAATTAATAAAGAACGCGAAGGCAACGAAAAAAGCTAATTTATTTATTCATATATGAAAACAATGTAACCAATATTCGAATTGAAGAACTGAAAGAACACCAAGCCGCCTGATGGCGGTTTTTTATTGCCTGATTTGCAGGTTCGATTCCCTATTCGGAGATAGCACTCATGCAACACGAACTACAACCTGATTCACTGGTTGATTTGAAATTCATCATGGCCGATACTGGCTTCGGTAAAACCTTCATCTACGACCGGATTAAGTCCGGCGACCTGCCAAAAGCCAAAGTTATCCACGGGCGAGCAAGATGGTTATATCGTGACCATTGTGAATTCAAAAATAAGCTCTTAAGCCGCGCCAATGGGTAAAATAGCGGGTAAAATATTTTTCACATCTAAAAAACACCATTCCAATCAATCCCCTGCCGCGTCAAGTAGATGTCTGCAGGGGACACCAGATACCCTTCAAACGATATCTACCTTCACCCCGTAAAAGATAAGTTTGGCAGCACATTTGCCCTATCTACTCATTTTTCCTGCAACAGGTTGAAATCTCAACACGGTCAGAAAACGCTGATGACTAAACAGCCCTGGGCTGGGCGATGTAACCATCACACACAATCCTGATCGCGAAATATGGCGTGACTTGATACTTCACTCCACAATGCTTTCCTTGATGAATTCGCAGGCCCGTGATACACGGGACAGGTCGCTGAATTACGACAATGCCCTGGAAATCAGCGAGCCGTGTATCCGGAGTACATTTGAGCGACTGTACCAGAACATGAATGAGGCGTTTGGATTAGGCGATTATTAGCAGGGCTAAGCATTTTGGTATTATTATTTTCCGGTTGAGGGATATAGAGCTATCGACAACAACCGGAAAAAGTTTACGTTTATATTGCTGAAGGTACTGGCGTTTCCATCACTATTTGCTCACGTTTTTTACTCAGGAAGAAAATGCCAAATAGCAACATCAGGCAGACAATACCCGAAATTGCGAAAAAAACCGTCTGGTAGCCTGCGTGGTCAAAGAGTATCCCAGTCGGCGTTGAAAGCAGCACAATCCCCAACGAACTGGCAATTTGAAAACCAATCAGAAAGATCGTCGACGACAGGCGCTTATCAAAATTTGCCACGCTGTATTTGAAGACGGATATGACACAAAGTGGAACCTCAATGGCATGTAACAGCTTCACTAATGAAATAATCCAGGGGTTAACGAATAGCGCGCAGGAAAGGATACGCAACGCCATAATCACAACACCGATAAGTAATGCATTTTTTGGCCCTACCCGATTCACAAAGAAAGGAATAATCGCCATGCACAGCGCTTCGAGTACCACCTGGAATGAGTTGAGATAACCATACAGGCGCGTTCCTACATCGTGGGATTCGAATAAACCTGCATAAAAGACAGGAAAGAGTTGTTGATCAAAAATGTTATAGAAAGACCACGTCCCCACAATAAATATGACGAAAACCCAGAAGTTTCGATCCTTGAAAACTGCGATAAAATCCTCTTTTTTTACCCCTCCCACATCCGCCGCTACGCACTGGTGTTCCTGCTCTTTAAAACGCATGTTGATCATCATAAATACAGCGCCAAATAGAGAGACCAACCAGAAGTTGATATGGGGACTGATACTAAAAAATATGCCAGCAAAGAATGCGCCAATAGCATAGCCAAAAGATCCCCAGGCGCGCGCTGTTCCATATTCGAAATGAAAATTTCGCGCCATTTTTTCGGTGAAGCTGTCAAGCAAACCGCATCCCGCCAGATACCCCAGACCAAAAAAGAGCGCCCCCAGAATTAAACCTACAGAAAAATTGCTTTGCAGTAACGGTTCATAAACGTAAATCATAAACGGTCCGGTCAAGACCAAGATGAAACTCATACACCAGATGAGCGGTTTCTTCAGACCGAGTTTATCCTGAACGATGCCGTAGAACATCATAAATAGAATGCTGGTAAACTGGTTGACCGAATAAAGTGTACCTAATTCCGTCCCTGTCAACCCTAGATGTCCTTTCAGCCAAATAGCGTATAATGACCACCACAGCGACCAGGAAATAAAAAAGAGAAATGAGTAACTGGATGCAAAACGATAGTACGCATTTCTGAATGGAATATTCAGTGCCAT